CAACCCGCCACTTCTTCAGGTCGACGCCGAACTGTGCGGGCGCCACCACGAACAGAACCGTCTTGGCGGCGCCGCCGGTCAGTGCGACCGCCGCGCCCGTCGCTACCGAATACCCTGCCTTGGCCATTTCCTTCTCTCCCTACCAGTTGGACGCGCGGACCACAGCGGCCGCGACCGGAACGTACGGCCCCTCAGTCGCCGAGGCAGCTGCCCCGCCGGCCGGCGTGCTCATGTAGGTGCTGATCTCACCGGTCGTCACAGCATGACTGAAGACCCGGAGATCATCGATGATGCCGTCGATCGGTTCCGTGCCGGTGCCGTAGCTGCCGACCTCGTAGGTGGTGGTGCCGCCGAAGTTCAGCGCGGCGCCGGTCGCTGCGCTTCCCGACGCGACACCGTTGACGTAGATCTGCAGGGAGCCGGCGTTGTTGACCGCGGTGTAATGCACCCACGTTCCGACGCTGACGACACCGGCCGCGCTCGTCGCCGGCCCGGTGCCCGGGTAGCAGTCCATCGACCCGTTGGAGTTGATCCCGGAGTACAGGACGACGCCGTCCCCGAGGATCGTTTGATACGGGGGTGTCAGGGAGTTGACCTTCAACCACGCCATAAACGACCAGGACGTCAGCGACGAGTTCGGGCCCGGCTTTCCCTCGAACCGGTTAGTCGGGCTGGCGATCGCACCATTCCCGGTGTGCCCACCCGCAACCGACGGGGTACCGACGATCGTCAAGGTCCGACCGTTACCGCTGGAATCGGCCCCGTTGGTGAACCCGTATTCAGCTTCTAGCGCCACCGGTCACCCCCTACGGTAGGTTACTGATGAAGTTGTCGGATGAGTCGACCAGCATATTGCCCGTCACCACGGCCTCATCCTCGACGTCGAGCCAATGCCCGAAAGTTCCGCAGTCAGGGTTGTAATTCGTGCCGAAGTGATTGTCTTTGACCTGGACGTTCGTGCCGGGGTTACGGCCGGCCCCGGCCGCGCCGTGCGGACCGTACAGCGCGTAGGACCCGCCGGCAAAGAAGTTATGCTCAATGATGACGTTGGTGAACGACAAACCATCATTCGCGCAGTTGAAGCACGACGACCCGTCACCCTCACCGGTGCCGGTCTCGCCGCGAGAGAAGACCGTGTTGTGGCGGAAGGTGATGTTCGAGATGGCCGCGCTGGTAGACGTCTGGAATCCGTCCGAATGCGCGCCGCCCGAATTGTACATCGGATAAACGAAGCAATACTCGACAAGGGCGTTGCTCGTCCCTGAGAACCCGTTCTCCACGTCACGGATTCGGCTGCGTCGAACCGTGTAATGATCCGACGACGCACCAGAGGATCCGTCGATCCCGCCCGGGTCGGGCGACTCGATCAGGCAATCTTCGACGATCACCGGGTGCCCGACGGTTACCCCGGTGTCAATGTAGATCCCGGACCAGAAGAACCCGTGAATCCTACACCTGCGGATGATCACGTCATTGTGGTTCACGACGACCGCGCCGGTGATGTCCAAGTCTTGGATGACCTGGCCGGCACTCGACGTGAAGAAGTCGCCCGAGCTCGTCGTGAGGGTCGTCGTGGCCGGTGCGTAACTCGTCGGGACGTTCGGGTAGTAGGTAAGGGTGCTCCCTGAGACGCTGGGGGTGTTGGCAGAGGAGGGCCACTGGAAGCCTGATGCCGCGGCGGGAGTGATCCGGGTGTAGTTTCCGCCACCCCCCCCGACCGCGGTCGGCATCAGGTTTCAGATCCGGTGAGCGAGCCGATCGCGATAGTGCAGGTATCGCCGGCGTTGACGGTCTTCGCCAGCGACGGAGTGCCCTTGAAGTTCATCCGCTTGTTCGTGCCCGCGGTGCTGTCGCAGATCTCGTTGTCGGCCCACGTCCCCGCCGGGGCGTTCGTCACGGTAACGGCCGTGGTGTTCGCCTTGCTCGCGGCCGACGCAGCCGAGCTAAAGTTCCCGGACAGGCTGACCCCGCCGACGGAGCCGCCCGCGGTCTGCGTATACCCGCCGGACGTCGACCACTCAGTGCCCGCAGTGCCCGCCGTGCTCAGGGTCGACAGGAACTTGACCTTGAACGGCAACGTGTAAGTGGCGATCGCCGCGGTGCCGGACGCGCCGCCGTTGAAGGCATGGTCGAGAACATCATTGGCATAGGTCGTGGCCTTGGCCATCACTTCACCTCATCCACGTGAACCTGCTCGATGAAGGCAAGGAGCTCGGCTCCGCGCTTCCCGCCCTCGCACGCCTCGACGATCTGGGCGGCCGCTCCCGGGGTGCTCTCGTTCGAGCCCATAACCATCTCCCGCTCCTGATAGCTCAAGCAGTCGTGGTGCTTCGTCACCTCTCCGATGTGCACCTTCGGGTGGTCATCAACCTGACCACACTGGTCGCACCGGAGCGCAGCGCGATCTGTCATTTGGACTCCTTTGCTTGATCGGAGGGCATCGCCACAAGACACGCCCCGGCTATAGCGGACCGACGAGCTTGCCGGCGTTGAAGAAGAAGTTGTTGTTGCCAACCTGCTGAGCCTGGCCGGCGGCGATCTGCCGCAGCTTGTCCAGGTCGAAGATCCCGGCCCGCAGCACGGTGATGTCCCCAGAGCTGTAGCCCCGAGCGGTGAGCGAGGCATCGTCCTGGGTGTCCAGCCAGGACTTGAACTCACCGACCTTGCGCAGGGCCTCGCGCACGTCGAAGACAAGCTGCCCGGCGCGCGAGTCGACCGCCAGCTTGTCCGAAGCCCACCCGACCGCCATCAGGCGGCCAGGGGTGTCAGTGAGAACGTGAGACTGGTGAGCGTGAAGGTGTTGCCGCTCGCCCACGCCTGGGATGCCGACAGCTGCGCCGAATACTGGAAGTTCCCGGCGGAAGTGGCGTCCCATACCGAAATGTCGGTCAGCGTCTCCGACGTGCCGCCGTTCGTCCAGACCGGCGCCGCGGTGGATAGGGTCATCGAGCCACTGGCCGCGGCGCCATACCCGATGGTCTTGCGGGTCGCGTCCCCGACTGCGGCGTTGTTCGCCCCGGCTGAGCCGGGGTCGCCGGTGTGCAGCTTGGCAGCCTGGGTGGCAGGGGCGGTGAAGGTGACACCGGCACCGTTGCCGCGCAGCACGTTCAGCCAGGCGTTGGCGGTGTTGGTGGTGCTCAGACCCCGGGTCATGGCTGGTTCCTCTCGATGATCGCCCGAGCCTGCGCCTCGGTGACCTGCATGATGGATTCGGCGACCGGCTGGTTCAGCAGGTTGCCGTCGGCGTCGCGAACCTCGCCGGTGGCGACGATGCGCAGCTCGTAGAGCTGGACGCCCGGTTCGGGGGTGCTCACTTGCTGTTCCTCCAGTTGTCCGGGATCAGGTCGGGCCGCTTGAGCTTGTAGGCCATCGAGATGATGTGCTTCTTCGTCGCGGGCTTGTCCCCGGCCCGGCCGAACGCCTGGATGGCGTTCTTGAGGTCGGCGACATTGCCGATCGGGAAGCTGTCGGTGCCCGCGATGGTGGTCTTCCCTGGTGGACCGGCCGCGGTGACCCGCTTGCGCAGCGCGGCGCGCTTGTCCGCGGCGACCTGACCGCGGGCCTTTGCGATCCGAGCGGCCCGTGCCGCCTCCGCCGGGCTCAGCTCGTCACCCTCGCCCTCGGACGCTTCATCCGCACCCTTGTCGGCGGCGTCCTCCTTGGCGTCCGCAGCCTCCTCGACGGCTTCGTCAGCGCCCTTGTCCTTCCTGTCCTCCGGGTCGTCGATCTTCTGCCCGGCGGCGACCAGGCTGGCGACCAGACCCTCCAGCTCGCCGAGGCGTTGCACTACGGCCGCATCAGCGCGCTCAGCCAGGCGCAGGTCCGCCATGTGTCGGGCGCCCGCTGCCACCAGTGCCTCGACGGACCCCGCGAGGTATGCGGCAGCCGCGATGGGGAACCCCTGGACGTTGACGTGGCAGGCGGCGACCAGCTCCAGCTCGCCGTTGATGCGTCGCCAGTCCCCGGACGGCGGAGACGCGCGCATGACACGGACCTGTTCGGGGGTGACGCCGGGACGGAGAGCACCCGCAACCCAGATGCCATGGGAGTCCTCTCCGGCGGCCACGTCGGCGACCGCCGAGTTCGTGTCGTCGTAATGCTTGACCACGGAGGCCACATTCATCGCCGGGTCGGTGGTGGAAGCGTGCCCACCGGACAGGGTGAGCTGACCGACGCGGACACTCTTGCCGCTGGCCGTGACGTGCTGGCCGGTGCGGAAGTAGGCGTAGGTGCCGGTGCGGTTATGGGGGACGGGCACCGACCCCGCCATGCCGATGTGCGACACCCCCCATGGGGCCAGGTGCCCATAGACCCGGCCCTCGTCGGTCACCGTGACCGTGGTGACCTTGTCCAGCTTCGGGTCCTCGAACCAGGCGTCCGGCGCGGCCACCGGCACGCCCCCGGCGGCCAGGGCCTGCAGGAGCGGGTCGGTCAGGTCGTCGACCTCGGTGTAGACACCGTCGGCCAGCTGATCGGGCATTGTGTTCTTCCCTTCGGTGTCGCCGGTGACCCGGCCGGATCGCAGAGCCGCCAGTAGGGCCGCTTCGGGGGCGATGGGAGCACCGGCGGCATGAACGCCGAAATGCCCGTGGTGGTGGCCGTTGCCGCCAACGTTGAACCGAGACCCGGTCCAGACGGCAGTGTTGCGCTTGTGCAGGTTCTGGCAGTACCCCTTGGCACGGACACCCATGTACTTGGCCAGGTGTCGGTAGCACCGCTTCCAGTCGCCGGGGGTCAGCCAGCGGATCTTGAGAGCACCCTTGCCGGTGGACCAGTACCGCCGGAGTCGTTCCGCTCGGGGGTCGGGGCTGACGGTCAGTGGGGCGTCAGCGACGACGGCATCGGTGGACGTCATCTGCCGCTGGACGTCGTCGAGCTGGGTTTGGTTGAGCGGGACGAGCAGCAGGTCGGGCTGGTCACGCAGGGCGCCGTCGGTGACGTACCACTTCTCGTCCCAGCGTTCGATGCCACCCCCGGCGGTGATCTTCCAGACGTCGAGGACGGCGCCCTGGTCGACGTCGTGCACCAGTGCGTAGACCTGCGCCGCATCGTGTTGGGGGGTGTCGCTCTGGGCGGCACTTAGAAGAGCGCCGAGGGGTTGGGTGCTGGTGCAGTCGGCGGGCGGCAGGAATGCTCGCGGGGCGCCGTACAACCGGAGCAGGCCGACCGCGTCGGAGGTGACGGCGTCGGCGAGGTCGGCGGCTGTGGCGGTGTCGAGCACCTCCAGCGGGCCGGGTTCGGTCCAGGGTTGCCAGCTGCCGTCGGCGGCCAGTGCTTCCTGGTCGCCGTCGCCGACCCGGCGGACCAGGTGCAGCAGCAGGTCGGGGTTGTCCGGTGAGGTGGCGCCGTAGAACCCGGTGTCCAGGCATTCGGTGCAGCCCAGGATGCCGGAGTCTTCCGCTTCGATGGCGGCGACGACGCTGGTCAGCGTGGAGTGGGCCCAGGCTCCGGCGAGCTCGTCGTGCTCCAGGCGGAACAGGTCCCAGGCGGTCACTTCGGCGCCGACGTGCTCGCGCAGCGCGCGGGGCGGCCGGTAGGTCCGTTCGTGGCCGGACATCACCTGGGGGAACGTCATGCGCCGCTCCACTCGGCGGGCAGCATGCTTTCCAGGCCGAGGGCGTGGGCCCGCTTCTTGGCGTACCAGCGGGCGTCGGGGTGTTGCTTGGCGTGGGCGACGCACACCGGTAGGTCGGCGGCGGTGAGTACCGGCGGGATGGTGAGGCCCGCGGACAGTAGCGCCTCCTCTTCGTCGGGTTCGACGGCGCCCAGGGGCTGCAGGGCGAACGACTCGTGCTGCCCGGCGAGCCACAGGCCGACGCCGTCGAAGGTGATGGTTTCCGGCAGGGTTCCGTCCGGCAGGCCCTTGCTGTACTGGACGGTCAGGTGCGGTACCCACCAGGGGTACTGCTGGGCCTGTAGGTAGGCGTCCTGGACGTCGGGTGACTCGAACAGGGCGGTGCGCAACTCGACGAGCTCGGCGGACTCGATGAGCAGCACCCCGGCTTCGTCAGGACCCAGCACGGCCCGGCCGCAGACCTGCGCCTCGAACGCGGCGATGTGTCCGGCCACGTCGAAGGCGTGACGGCGGATCGCGTCGACCAGCTGTGGGGCCAGGAACGCGGTGTCGCCGAACCAGAGCAGGGTGATGTGCGCCTGCTCCTCCTCGGACAGCGCGTTCACCGGGTCGTCGGCGGACGGGGTCGCCACCAGGAGGGCGCCGGTCGGCGTGGTGGTGTCGCCGGTTTCGGCGGCGCTTGCGTCGGTGCTCATCAGGTCACCCCCACCTGTTTGATCGCGGTGCGTTGCGGGTCGGCTGGTGGTTGGACCGGCGCCGGGTGCTGCTGCGGGAACTGCACGACGTTCGGGTCGCCGTTGGTGACGGGCTGCGGCGGCGGGTCGGCGAGGTGACCGAAGGTGTCGGGGAAGGTGCGGCGGAGCAGTTCGACGACGGCTTGGTCGGGTAGTCCGGTGAGCTTGTCGAGCAGCTTGTAGAGGCGTTCGTCCTCGCTGGGCGCGTCGGACTCCGCGTAGCCGTGGACCCGCCGCCACGCCGCGCCGGACAGCACGTTCAGGCCGATGCCCTGGGTGGCTTCGTCGGAGGCGTTGGGCCGGGTGACGATCTCGCTCGGGTCGTACCAGATGACGACGCGGGAGATCTCCTGCTCGGTGAATCCCATGCCGCGCAGCTGCGGGTACAGGTAGATCGAGGTGAAGGCGTCGGCGGCGACGAGCGCCAGCGGTTCGATCGAGGCTTTGTACATGCCCTCGTCGATGACGACGGCGTTGGAGTACTTGACGTGCTGCATGCCGGTGATGACTTCCTTCGGCATGTCCAGCCCACCGAGGATCCGTTCCAGCACCTTCTCGATGCGGTCGGTGAGCCACTGGTCGGAGTGCCGCTCGAAGGTGACGTGGCGGATCTTGGCGCCCTCATCGCCGGGCCCGGTCACCAGCATCGGGACGACGGTGGCAGCGGACGTCTCGTCGTTGATCGGCTTGGTCATGGTCTCGACCAGGTCGGACAGGAACTTGCCGGACGGGTCGTCGGTCGTCGACGCGCGCAGTGCGTCGAACGGGTCGCCCTGTTCGTCGACGGGTGGCTCGGCGGTGTGCTTGGGATTGACCGCGGACGCGACGCCGTCGGGCACGAACAGCAGACCGGCGTTGAGGCGGCTGCGGGTGGCGCCGCGGACGAGGCGCTGCAACATCAGCAGCTCCTCGATGGCGTCCGCGATGCCCAGCAGGGAGGAGTCGGGTTCCATGGAGTGCTGTGGGTGCCGCCGCCAGATCCGGGCGATGAACGTGCCCGGTGGGAGGAGGGTCTGCTGCCCCCCGTCGCGTCGGCCCTGCAGTACGGCGGTGCCGTCGCCGCGGACCGTCATCTCCGCGGTGGAGCGGATCGCCCACCGGCTTGGGGTGACGTCGGTGGCGGGTAGTTGGACGAACAGGCATTCGCCTGGGACGCAGATGTTGAGCACCAGGGACCGGATCATCCCGGCGGCGTCGCTCTTGAACAGGTCGTCGACGAGGTCCTTGACGGCGGACGCCAGGCGGTTGTTCACGCCTGGTTTGCGGCCTCCGGATTCGACGTCCGTCGGGGGCTCGTTCGACGCGCCGCGCACGGCGCCGTAGAACCGGACCCGAGACAGCAAGCCGCCCAACATGTTGCAGCCGTAGTGGATCTCGCCGACGCGCTCGTAGGCGATCCACGCCTCCCGCTGCCACTGCAGGATGGTGCGGTGCTGCAGGGCGGCGTTCTGGACGGTGATGCGTTCGGCGGAGGCGGTGATGGACCGCGGCGCGCCGTAGGGTGCGGAGACAGCACGGTGACCGGGGGGTACGGGAAGTACCGGGTGGTCATCGTCGGCAGCCGGGCGCAGCCAGAAACCCATGGGGTGAGGGTAGCCGCTAACACCCCTGGTGAGGAGCGTTACCCAGAGGTGCGCGTGTACCGAGTGCGAGTATCCCGCACTGACGGTAAACCATAGCGACTATCCTTGGCGGCGTCAACACGGGCCTGAGCGAGGGTGTCCACCTGCGCCCAGACGGTCCCCGGGAAGATGTCCTCCCGTCGCCACGCCTGCAATCGCCGGGCACCACACTTGCACCCACCAGTCAACTGCACCTGGTACGGACCCACCTGGCCGCCGCGGAATGTCGCCTCGATCGGCCCGTCCAGCGGCAGGTCCACCCGACTGATCCCGCCGCCCGTCTGCCAGCCGACCACCAGGCCCCGCGCCGTGATCAGCACCCGGAACATCAACCCCATCTGCGGAAAGCCAGCCTGCGTGTGCGGCAACTCCGCCGGGTACGGATCGACCGTCGCGGGCATCAGGTCGGCGATCAGCTCAACGGTCTCTCCGGGCTCGTACAGCATCAGCGTTCCAATCGCTCCAGTACCGCGTCGATGGCCAGCGCGGACGCGCTCGCGGCGAGGACCCGAATCGCCAGGCGACCCAACGAGCACCGACCGGCCAGCAGGATGCCCGCACCCATCCACACGGACATACAGGCGCTGCAGGACGTCAAGGTGGCCACCCGGTCCCGGAAGGAGAACTCCGGCGCGTCACCCGCCCACCGGTCGATCCACTCCCGCACCGGCCGGGTCAGCTCATCCTCCACAGCCAACTGGGTCAGCCGCTTCGTCGCCAGGGCCACCAGGACCGGGTTCACGAGACGGATCGCAGCGATGACGCGACCGCGCGGCGGGCCTTGCCGACACCGATCTCGGCCAACTCCTCCCGGGAAGCGTGGATGGTGCTCATCCGCCGCCCACCGGCGATCCGCAGGTCCCGGCACGGCTCGCTCGGTCGAGCCATGCACGTCGGGCAGGTATGCCCCAGCGCCAGCGACACGCGGTCGACATGCCCGCAATGCGAACAGGAGTGGCTGATCGTGCGGCTCATTCCGTGTCCCTCCCGATCACTGCCAGAGCGATCGCCGCGGCCGTCAGGACCAGACAGGGCCCCCACATGTCCGGTCGCAGCAGGACCCACAGTATCGCGGTGACCAACAACAGAGCGACACCCCAATGACTCCACTTGACGCGCCCCAACGCCTCAAGGGCGCGAGTCCTGCGGTTGCGTCCGGCTGGCATGGGTCCACCTCCAAAGGTTCGCGCCGTACACCGACCCGTAGGCCACCGCGGACACCAGGAACCCCCACTGGCCGGAGACGACGGCGTACGCCACCCAGAGCAGCTGCGCGCCCAGTCCCACCGCCCAGCCGCGCCAGTCCTTACGCCCCGCCAGCCACAAACCCAGCACTCCGACCGCGGTCAGCAGCCACGACCACCACCATGCCGTCACCGGCCGAACCTCAACCAGCACCGGCAGTTCGCCCGCAAGCCGATCGGCGCGGACGGATCCCCCGGGAACTGCAACTTGGCGTCGCCGGACAGGAACGGCGAACCCAGCGGCTCAGTCTGCCCCTGCAGAGCCCGGTGCGCGTCCCGCACCCGGTTGTCCCGCCGCGTCTCCCACGTCTTCGTCGACCACCCCGCCAACTCCGCAGCGGCCATCCGCGCCGCGTTCGCCACCGCGGTCGCCACCATCCCCGCCAGCAGCGACGGCGGGTCGGACGCCGTGGGAACCGTCGCCTCCCCCGCACGGCCGCCGACGTCCGTCGTCGTCACCTGGTTCACGCCCGAGGGCAAAGTCCGGCGGGAGATGACGCCGCAAAACTCGCCGGGCGGGTCTCCGGCCGGAGATAGCTCGAGCACAGGGAGACCACGGCCGGCGCGCGGCGCTCCTCGAGGAGCGGGAGGGC